TGATGCTGTAGTATCACCATCTATAATATTTAATTCTGTTGCAGTAGAGGTTACACCATCAAGTATATTTAACTCTGCTGCCGTAGAAGTTACGTTAGTGCCACCAATATCTAATGTAGTTACTGATATTTCACCAGCTACTGTTACAAGACCACTTGCTACAGTTATTAGGTCTGTATCATCTGTGTGCCCTATATTTGTTCCGTTTATAACAACATCATCTATGTCTAAAGAACCACCTGTGATTAATCCAGTGGTTGTTATTGTAGATGAACCTGTATCAATAGTACCAAAGCCACTTGTAATGCTACCACTATTCAATGCACCCACTGTTGTAGCTGCTGTAGTTACAAGGTTAGGCATTGCAGTTATTTCATCATCAAGATAAGCCGCTAGAGTTTGTACAGTAGATACTCTCATAGTACCTGCATCATTGATAATTAAACCATCACCATCTGCTATAGCAGTTGTACCTACAGTTGCTCCACCATCAATTAAGTTTATTTCTGCCGCAGTAGCACTTATTGCTGTGCCATTAAAATTTATTTCATCTAAATAAGCAACACCATCAATGTAGATGTCTTTCCACTCTTGTCCTGATGAACCTAAGTCATATGTGTTATCTGTATTAGGTATAATAGAACTGTTAACATCTGCACCAAAAACAACATTATCTGTGGCAGCATCACCCAATGTCATTGTGCCACCATTAAAGGTAGTTGTACCTGTAACAGTTAAGTTACCACCTATACCTAAGTTACCTGATATGTCAGCATTACCATTTATATCAATAGTTGTAGCAGCTATCTGTATTTCTGTATCAGCTACAAGGTCAAGTTGTCCATCCGTACTGGAATTGATGTATATAGCTGTGTCTCTGAATTGTAACTTCTCTGTAGAAGCAATAAGTATGTCATCACTAAATTCAAAATAATCCTCGTCTTCCATCCATTTCATTACACCATCTGATGTTTCACCATCAAATGTAATTGTTATATCTGTACCTGCTGTACCTGCTCCAAATGTAAGTGCATTACTAAGTAGTTTAGTAATAGGTCCACCTTCACCTGTAGTACCATCGTGAGTATGTCCTGTACTTGATGCAAAAGCTGCTAATAACTGATTAAACTCATCATTGGTATGAGCCGCAGTTATTACATCTCCATCTGTGTACGAGGATTGTCTAGTATATGTATCACCCATTTAACGTCTAGCTCCTAACTGATATTCTAACTGAAAACCTTTAAGTGAATAAGGTGCAGTTGTACCACCATCATTTACTCTTAATGCCACAGCAAATCCTGAACCTTCTACTGCTTGTCTTACTAATGGCTGTGATGTACCACCATATGTAGGTGTTCCATAAACTGATGTACCATATATAGCAATAACATCTGTAGAGTCTAACGGATATGCGGCAGGTCTTGGCGAATCCTTATCTTCATAATCATATCTAACAAATAAATCAGCATCTATTGCTGCTTCAGGTTCATAGTTTACTATAACCCTTTGCATATGTTTTCTTATTCCCGGGTCATTAAAGGTTAAATCAGGACTTCTATAACGACCTAATATTGTAGTACCATCAAAGGTATTACCTGATTCTTGTCTATATATGTAACCTGTTTGATATGCACCATGTAATACTAGTACATTTCCTTCTGATACAAAACTGTCTGTACAAGAAGGTCTTATACCTACTACTTCTGAAAACTCAAACTTCTGACCTTTGAGTACACATATAACACCCTTAGTCTGATTCTCTGCTACATTAGATTTAGTAAAAAATATTCTATATTGTGTTTTGTCTGTTATTACTGCTGAATCAAATTCTGTTGCATTGGCTATGTTGTCATTAAATATAGACTGCACGTTAGAACTTATAGTGCCCAACTCCACGTCACCGATTCTAGCTGTACCTGCGATGGTACGCAACCCATCAGGACCAAGAAATATAAGGTCACCTGCAAATTCTTGAATAGTGTCACCATTTATACAACCAATATCTCTTGTTACATCTGATACTGCAAAGTTAGCACTTGAGCTACCTGACAGTTTAAATATTCTAGTTTCACAAAATACAAATAAGTCATCACGGAAAACTTTAAGTCCTGTTATCTCGTCATCAACTTTAAAGCTACCTGCACCTGACCCACTACTAAAAGCATCTTCATCAAAAGGTTGACTAAATATAACTTCTTGTTTAGTAGTTGATTTACCTGCATAAAACATATGGTTCTTGAATGATACTACAAACTTAGAACCTGATACTGAACTTTCACTTACATCTGTTGCGGCTAAACTAGAGTTAAATACTGTAGGTGCATTTGCACCATCTACTACAATTATCTTATCCGTGCCATCAAAGTTAAATCTTTCAAAGTTATACTTACCTGCACTTGTTCTACCACTATCTCTGCTAGTCCATGAAGAACCACCCGGAGTTGCACTATATATGCTTGTTCCTCTAGCGGCTAAAACATAATCACCAAAGGTTGCCACCATAAGTACTTTTTCAGAAGATGCTGAAGTGTATGGAACAACTGCTGATACATATTTTGAGTACCCATTTATTCTTCTATAACCACCTTCAACAGAAGGCTCAAAGTTTCTTAATTCTAAGGCTTCTCCCGGTTGCATCATAAAAGTAGATTTGTTTAATACTAGTCCACCTTCACAGTTAAATGCTGAAGGAGTTGTTTGCGATTGGTCTGCCATTATAATGCCCTAATATCTACACTACCTGAGTTATATACTCCTGTTCTAGGTATAAATGTTGAACGTAAATATGAAAACTTGTTGACAAGTAATGTTTGCATATTCTTAATGCCTTGTTCAAATCTTTGCATATTAAGTTGATACTGTTGTGTCTCACCTCTATACTGATACACAAATGCTGTAGCACCATCTATAATAACAGGTGCAAATCTATCAGGTATAGTTGTTGTGCTATCGTGTGCCGATAAATCACTAGGAAATGTGTAGTAATCAAATTTTATTGCGTAAGATTTAGTAGGAAAAGGATATAATAAGTAATTATTATCTGGTGTTCTAACCACATATTCAGGAACACCTCCTTTGTCAAACTGTGCTACTACAACATCGTCACTATAAGAAGCAGCAGTTGTACTACTAGCACCCCTTGTACATCCTGTAAATGTAGTACTTGTAGTGCCTGTATATGTTACTTGTTCATTTCCTATATACAATGTACCTGTTGAATCAAATCCTGTTGTACTATCTACTGTTATAGTTGTTGCAGAATCATTTAAAGAACCATTTAAATTGTTTGTACTAATCTCATCTTCTTGATTTATAACTCTATTTATGTAGTCATTATAATCAAGTAATCCTAATTTATATCCACTATTACCTAAATCACTATCTTTAACTAATCTAAATGTATTGTAATCTACTGTTTTAGTAGATGTTGGTAAACTATATCTAACCACACCTGCTGTTAATGTTTTAGAAGCAGTAGCATGATTAAATGGATAATTAAATTCTCTTTGGTTAATAAACCTAATTGATTCATTAACTGCGTTTTGACATTGAACTTGTATACCCCTAGCACTAGAAAAAGTTGAAGAAGTTAATGCAACCTCATTCAACCTTGCTATTACTTTATTTGTTAGTGTTAGGTAAGTTTCTGCCATAATAATTCCTATATAAGTTTAGAGTGGCAAGTTGCCCTGCCACCCTAGTTAAGTTTTACACTATGCTAATGTATCTCTATCAACTTCGTTGGCAGCCAAGTCACCTTGGTCATCAACATTCATAACAACGGCAAACATTCTGACTTTTCCACCAGTAGTTGTACCTGTCATGGCTTGAATCTCAATATCAATAGTATCAGAAGTTCCACCAACAAGAACAGGAGTTTGTCCTGCTTTCATTGCGTAGTCACCTACTGATGCACCATCAAAATCAAATCCATCAACAAAGTTATCTAGGTCTCCACCAGTTATACCAAAGTCAAATTCCGTGTCATTTGAAGTACCAGCAGGTGCTTCAGTAACTTCAAGACCTGCGTTAAGTATTACTGTGTTAGCAGGAATAGTTAAACCCGGAATAACGTCATTAGCAGCAAGGGCAGTACCTTTATCTGAAGCAGCAGTCGCAAAATTAAGTTCGTGCTGAATCATATAAGGGTGTCTTCCTCTAGCTCCCACTCCTCGTGCAGGAGAAGTAGTATTATCACCTAAAGCCATAATTAAATCTCCTTCTAAGCTATATTATATATTGCAGTAGCGATTGCTTCAGGGCGAAGAATCTTTCTGCCATACAAATGCATACCACGAACAATATCAGCAAAAGAATCAGGGTCTCTATAAGTCTCTGTCTTGTTGATTTGTTCAGCAGTAGCTACTGACGAGCTATGACCTGCTACAATAACACCATAGTTAGATGTATTTGAAGCAGCTGCAGTTGCAGGTCCTGTACCTTTAGCAGGTAAGTTATTGGATTGATACACTTTAAACCCATGTAAGTTATTTAGAACTAATCCATTTTGAAGTCCACTACCATTCCAATCTGCTTGGAATAATCTTGAATCTTCATCCTTTAGTAATTCAATAAATACAGGGTCAAGTACAAGCCAACGACCATTAGTATCTACATTCTGTTGGTCTAGCTTTCTTGCCATTCTAGCAATTATAGTCAACGGATAAGTACTTCCTGCGGCAGGAGTAGCATCAGTTGCTCCACCTGTTCTAGGTGCGACAATAATACTATTACTTGCACTACCAGCAGTTCCTGAACCATCAGTAAAGTCACTTGCATCTAATTTCATAGATGACAATAGTTCGTCTGAACCGGCAGTAGATACTGCTTTAGCTCCATTCACTGTGCTATTTGCAGTGTCTGGTGTACCATGTATCGATGACTGCTTCCAACCTGATAAGTAACCAAGTACATCTTGGTCAAATTGGTCGGCAAGTCTATACGCTGCTCTATTAGAAGCAAGGTCTTGAAAGTTCACATGAGAGTGAGCTTCCTCTATATCATCCACTTTAAAGGCAAAGTAGTTAGCTTTGTCAATAGTAAGTGAAAATTCTTCATCATCAAGGTCTTGAGGAGTTATAGTAGTTCCTCTTGAGTAAGCCTTGACAGTGATTTCTGGTTCTTTGATAACCTTAACGGAATCGCCCATATTAGCAATTTCACCGAAGTAATCATTATTAGTGATTGCATCAACGACAGACCCTTTGCGAAACGCAAGTTGAACCTGTTTGCTGTAAATAATAGGACTAAAATTACCGTTAGGAAGGTTGCCATAACCAGCTGCTGCTGTAAATGCCATTTTAATCTCCTTAAACATTTAGCGAATGTACACCAAAAGGTGTACTACCTTTTAGTCATTTTACTTTATAAGGACCATTCATGCGTTGAGGTTGTACGTAAGATAGCTAATCTTTTGTAGGCTCACATAATTGGGTAATCTCTAAAGTGAGGTAAAATGTAGTATAAGTATCCAGACATGGGGATGTACTACATTTTTAGTTACATATAGTTATACTTAAAAATAACTATTTGTCAACATTCTTTTTATTATTATCTTTAGGTACTTCAATAAAACTAAAGTTTACACTAAAAGACCTGCGTTCTCCTTTTGTTTTAAACGGATATACGCAGTGAAACAATTCAGCAGGAAATACGTAAAAGTCTCCTACTTGAGGTTTGACCATAAAGTTTGTATTACTATATCCTGATGGAGTTCCATGAGCAAACTGTATATGCCCATTAGCAGGATGATGGTCTTTATAGTCTTCTTCCCATTCTTTTTCTATACCATCAGGTAATGCTAGATAACCTACACAGGATAAACGAGCACCTGTGT